AAAATAGAAGTAGATGCAATAGATAAACAAAGTGGTTCAACCTTAACTTTAGGTGGATCAGGCACGGCTGTAACTTTAGGTGCTGGCGCTACTCAAACAGGTTTTGGTAGAACAGGAACTGTAAATTGGCAAACAGGATCTATTAAAACAACTACATTTACAGCATCAGATGGAGAAGGTTATTTTGTAAATACGACTAGTGGTGGCGTAACAGCTAATTTGCCTGCGGGAACTGCAGGAGCTATCGTAGCTTTTAAAGATTATGCAAATACTTTTGATTCAAACGCTTTAACTATCGTTCCAAATGGATCAGATAAAATTGGTGGTGTTGCTGGTAATTATTCTGCAGACGTTGAAGGATTATCAATAACATTAATTTTTTTAGATTCAACAAGAGGGTGGACAGATATACACGAATCAACACAAGCATCAGCTGGAGCATCATTTATATGTGCTTCAGTAAGTGGTAGTGGAAACACTTTAGTTACAGCGGATACTAATTTTAAAGTAGCAACCTTTACAGGTCCAGGAACTTTTACTGTTAATTCAGGTGGTGGACCATTAGCAAAAATAGATTATATGGTAGTTGCTGGTGGAGGTGGTGGCGGAACTAGATATGGTGGCGGCGGTGCAGCTGGTGGATTTAGAGAATCAAAATGTTCGACTACATCAGGTTGTTGGACAGCTTCTCCAAGAGCAACTTGTGTATCTTTATCTGTAGTACCAGGAGCAATTCCAGTAACAATAGGAGCCGGTGGAGCTGGTTCTCCAACTCAATCAGCTGGAGGTAATACTTCTGTTGGTACTAGTGGGTCTAATTCAATATTTTCAACTATAACATCTGCTGGTGGAGGAGGTGGCGCTTCAGAAAGTTCAAGTGGTCCACCTAGTAATCCTGGAAGTAGAAATGGTGCTCCTGGTGGAAGTGGTGGAGGATCATCTTATTTTGGATGTGAACCTGGTAAAGGAGCTGGTGGAGCAGGAAATGTTCCTTCAGTAAGTCCTGCTCAAGGTTTTGCTGGTGGAAATGGAGGTCCAACAAGTGGATATGGATCAGGTGGCGGTGGTGGAGCAACTGCTGTAGGCACTAATGGTGCTTCTCCCAATACAACAGGTGTAGGAGGAGCTGGAGCAACAAATACAATTAATGGAACACCAACAGCAAGAGCTGGTGGTGGAGGAGGAGGTGGAACACAAGATGGAATACCTACAGGTGGTGCTGCTGGTGCTGGTGGCGGTGGTGCTGGTGGACCAAGTCCAAATGGACTAGCAGGAGCTGGAACTGCTAACACAGGTGGTGGCGGTGGAGGTGGTAGAGGAAACCCTGACGTTTCTCCTCAAACAAATCCAAATGGTGGTGGAACTGGTGGATCTGGTATAGTAATAATAAGGTACAAATTTCAATAATTATGACAAGTAAAATTAAAGTAGATAATATAAATAAAGTTTCAGATGATTCAAACATCATCAATAAATGTGGTTCGGCCATAACTGTTGGTGCTGGTTCTGATACCGTAACAACAGCTGGATCAGGTGCTTTAACTGTTTCAGGAAACGCTATAAAATCAAATGCGTATCAAGCAGCTGATGCTGGAAATATTATTAGTCAATCAGGTACAACAATAACTTTAGGTGCAAGTGGCGATACCGTTACTCTTGCTAGTGGAGCATCACAATCAGGATTTGGTAGAGCAGGTTCTGTAAATTGGCAAACAGGAAGTATTAAGACATCTACTTTTACGGCTGCTGATGGTGAAGGTTATTTTGTTAATACTACTTCTGGAGTTGTAACAGTAAATTTACCAGCAGGTTCTGCTGGAGCTATTGTAGCTGTAAATGATTACGCAAACACAGCAGCAACAAACAATATTACAATCGCAGCAAACGGTTCAGAAAAAATTCAAGGATCAGTAACTAATCATATTATATCCACAAATGGTGTTACCGTTACTTTAGTATATGTAGATGGAACACAGGGTTGGAAATTAGTAGACACTGGTGAGGCAACTAGTTTACCTCAAGTAGCTTTATTTACAGCTGCCACAGGTGGAAATGATGTAACAACTTGTGGAGATTTTAAAATTCATACATTTACAGGACCAGGAACTTTTTGTGTTTCACAAGTTGGTAACTCACCAACTAACCCTGCAGGTGGACCCGCTCAAGTAGAGTATATGGTAGCAGCAGGTGGTGGTTCAGGTGGTGGAGATCGTGGTGGCGGCGGTGGTGGCGGAGGAGTCATAACAAATTTTCCAACTCCAGCAGGTAGTGTTCTTACATTAACTGCAACAGGAATTCCAGTTACCGTTGGAGGTGGTGGAGCAGGAGTAGGAGACAATTCTACAGGAAATCAAGGATCAACTTCATCATTTTTAACAATAAGTGCGGCAGGTGGTGGTAAAGGAGGATCAGCTCCTTCTGCTGGTAGTAATGGTGGATCAGGCGGATCAGGTGGTGGTGGAGCAGGACCATCTGCATCTGGAGGTGCAGGTAATACTCCTTCAATCCCAGGTCCTAATGGAGGACCACAAGGAAACAATGGTGGTAATAATCCAGGCCCATTACCCGGTCTACAAATGGGTGGTGGCGGAGGTGGTGGAACTGGTGGTAGTGGAGGTAATGGTAATGGTAGTAATGGTGGTAGTGGTGGTCCCGGACAACAATTTCCTACAGGTATTTTAGTACCTGCAGTTAGTTTTGGACCCCCGGCAAGATATTTAGGAGCTGGAGGTGGTGGCGGTAGAGATGGTAGATCAGGCGGGTCAGGGGGTAGTGGAGGAACTGGAGGTGGTTCTTCTGGTCAATCTGCAGCAAACCCAACTTCTTCAACAGGTAATGGTCCAGCGAATAGTGGAGCAGGAACTGGTGGAAGAGGAGTTGATCCTCCAAGTGGAACATCAGGTAATGGTGGTTCTGGAGTAGTAGTAATAAGGTACAAATTTCAATAGGTAAATTATGAGTGAAATAAAAGTAAATAAAATTAGTCCAAGAACAGCGTGTGG